GTTGTTATCGTCAAGAACGGAGTCACATAGGGTCACCTTAATCAGTTTATATATATCCACCACAAGATTTGTGATTTGGGTCCAGAGCTGACCATCCACATCTTCCTCGTTCATATCAGTGTATGAAGAGTAATAGTACTTGGAGATGATCTTCGGCACCATATACTGCCAATAAGATTTTTCAGTCAATTCAGTTTCCATTTGGTTCTGGATAGCACCCACACGCTTAATCGTTTCTTGACGAGTGATTTCATCCATTGACTCAACGAAGTATGGCAAAGCAATGGCACGGTCTGCTTCATACACGACAGTGGCATTCTGAATCCATTCCTTCAGGTCGTTCTGAATTGAGGCAACCTGCGAAGGTGTCAAGCCATAAGACGAAGCGTTTGATGTTGAGAAGTTTGTGGTTGATGCAAAGTCATCCTTTGAAGTGACATACAAATAAATCATTGTCTGACGGTTAATCACATCAAACTTTGAACGCTGCTGATAACCATACATCGAGATGATGACGTTATCGCCTGACTCAACAACTTCATACGGCGTGAACTGGACTTCGTTTCTGTAGTCCGTTTTCTGGTCAGCGCTGTTGTAGGCATACAAGCGAATCTTGAGGTTCTTGTTCCTCAATGCTTCAGCGTTAATCTGGTTGCCATTTGAGTCAGTCTTCGGCAATGTGATAACATTGTAGTTAGCATTGTTGCCTGTGTTATTGTAAATCGGTGAGCCAGGAAGGTTCTTGTTCAAAGAGTAGATCTGGGTATAGGTCTTGTTGCTGATGTTGTAAGACAGAACGTTTTCCTGTCCCTTAATCAGTTCAGAGACCTTTATATCCAAGTTAATAGCCTTTGTCTCATTACGGTTAGCGAAGAACTTCAGGATATCTGCCTTATAGATTGGCGAACCAAATGAAGTATGTTCATCTAGCCATTCATAAATCTCATTTTCAACTTCACGCTTGTAATTGCTCATCTTAGCAAGCGGGTCAATTTCAACGGTGCCAACGACATCGTAGTACTGAACAAACGGAGGCATTGCGAATACCTTGCTGTTCATAATCATCTTCGGTGCGATGTTCTGACGAATCTTCTTGATGTTCTTCAACCACTGCTTTGATGGGTTTCGTTCATACTGCTTCTGATAGAAGGAGTTGAAACTCATGAGCATCTTCAAGTAGTCAGTCAAGTGGTCAAGATATGCAGAGCCTGAACCGTAAACGGTGAATGCACCGAATGAGTTGTCATCTTCATCAAGCACATTTCTGACGCTGTTTATCTTACCGTTGATGTTATAGGTACTTGCTGCAATAGCATAGCATATACAGTTCTGCAGGTACTTATAGGTAGTCGTGCCACCTTCAAAGATTTCTTCAATTTCTTCTTGTCCCCATGCTCCGGCGTTTTTAACACGGACAGGTGAAGTCATAGCCTTAAACCAGCTGACGAAATCCTGTTCAGTGACAAGGCGTCCAGCTGCAGCGAAATACTTCGGAGCATTGTTCTTGATGCTCTGCATTGTTTCAAAATCAGTACCACCAGTGATATCTGAATTGACAAGGAACTGAACATTCTGCGTGATGTCAAGCACTCCACCAGGCTGTGAGGCATAGAAGCGAGCAGTCGTGCTAAACATTGAACCGGTTGTGCCAAGAGCATTTGCCGTGGCACCTTTGGTCTTCAAATAACGGATATAGATGTTCTTATCTTCAGTCAATAGACCGTTGCTAACGACGACGCCATCACCGAACTGTAGACGAACAGTCTTGTCTTGGTTAGTGGTGATGCAACAAACCTTTAGCGGATCGTTTTCGTCAGAGTCTTCAAACTCCTGAACTCCTTCGTTCAAGTAAATAGAACAGTCTTCAATATCATAGAGATTTCCTTCTCTCCATGCTTCTTCTTGGGTTTTACCAATACCGACCTTTGTAAAGCCGTATGTCTTGTAGAACTTGCCACGAGAATATGCAGACGGATCACGACGGCCATACCAGTTAGACCATTCCAAATCATTGATGTCGTAGTACTGATAATTCTTACCAATCTTTCTTAGGTTTGAAACACCGCGAATTTCGTGTTCGCCAATTTCACCTTGGAATGCCTTGATAGGATATGCGTCAGCTGAATTATACATCTTGATACCGCCAAGTACCCAGTACTTCATAGCAGTTGAGTTCTTAGCGAAAACAAGAGTCTTGCTCCATGTTGAAGATTGACCGTCACGAATATCATCTTCATCAAAGGTATATGAATAGTCACTTGACAACATATACTTATTGTTATTGAAGGTCAATTCAGCGTCTTCTTGTGTAAAGAATACAGTCGCGCCGGCCTGCAGTCCCTTAGGCAGAGGTCCCTTAATCTTAATAGCGACTTCGCATTCAGCAGGCGTTGGACGAATCGGAGAATAGCCCAAATTCTTAGCATGCTTGATGATTGACGAATCAAGACGAGCGGTGTCAATGAAACCTTCTTCAGCAACGCGCTGCATAAAGAAGTTCGTTTCATCCATTGTGCCTGTAAGCATTTCCATAAACATCTGGTAGATGGAAGCGGCTGACAGGTTTCTAAATCTTTCATCAGCACGAAGACGAGTCTGAAAATCCTCAATCAGCTGCTGGTAAGTAAAGCGTGTATATTCTGTGTTTGCCATATTGCCTCTTTATATATTTATACGGCAAAAGGTGGCCCTCGGAGACCACCTTTCTTTACCTAGCATGTTGTTAGCTTAAGCGTTTGCGTATTTCTTGAAATCCGGGAAGAAGAAGTCAGGTGTAAATCCGATCTTCTTATTCACCTTTTCACCGCAAGTACATGGGATTTCAACGATCGGCACAAGACCGATGTTATTCTGCACCATGTAATTTGAGAACGCTACGAAGTCCATAGCCTTCATTGATTTGGCGAACTTGTAAGCCTCATACGGTGTCACATCCTGTCCGTCAACCTTTTCAATGTAAAGGGCAATTTCAGCCATTTCAGGGTCAACTGCTTCAATGATCTGATCGTTCTTTGCCAGTGCCTGTGCTCGTTCTTCCAAACGGAGTGTCGGATAGCGAAGTGTCAAGACCTTCTTTGACTTCGGTAATTCAAACTGCGGTTCAAAATTGTCTTTTGCGTAGTTGACCTTAAGATCGCTGAGGCGAACCTTGAAGGTGTCAACCTTCTTACATGATGGGCAAGAGTACTTCACGAAAATCGGGAAATCGTCGTATGTGACTGAACGAATGTAGAACAGCAACCACACCTTGTCGCCCTGAAGAATATCCTTGTATGAGATGCCATGAATGCAGTTTGCCAAAACGCTATTGATAGTCTGGTTTGCTGTTTCTTCAGTCATGGAGTTAAGGTTCTTCAAGTCAATCGGTGAAAGTTCTGTGACATAAAGGTCACTCTTATAGTACTTGCCCTTTGACGGCAAAAGGCTCTTGTTAATCATTACGGCATCTTCAGGGATATTTGATTTGTTTGTTGAGATGCCTTCATTTGCCATAACACCAGCAGCTGCAGAACCAAGGTCACCACCAACTACGGCGTTGCTAATCTTTTTGCTTTCCATATTAAATCACCTCACGATAAGATTTATTTTTGTTGTATTTATACGCAAAAAAGGTGACCCCTTTTGGAGGTCACCCTTAATGTTTTCTAACCGTTAACGATTAGGCTTCGTCCTTGATGTCCTTCGGAAGCAAGCCAGGATTTAGGTCCTTAGCTGTTGCTTCTTTTTCACCGTCGCCTGAGAAGGTCTTGCCATCATAGATGACGTCGGCAGTACCGTATAGATCTTCGTCATACTTAGCTGAAGGGTCAACAAGCAATGTTCTCTTGTTGAAGCCATGCGGATCCTTCCAAGGATCTTCTTCATCAAGCTCAGTTGAAAGCTTGGTGTAGATACCATCCTGATAGTAGCGTGGCTGACCAATCAGGGTGTCAACATTGCCAGAGATTGCTGAGAACTTGTCTTCGTCAATTCCAGCTGCTTCGCAGAGGCTTTTCTTGTCCCACTTTGTATCTACATCGTAGAATGAAGAGAGCGGAGCCTGAGCGTAATCGTTACCAACGGCATAGAAGTCCGGATTTTGAACTGTAGGTTTCATTAGAATGTTTCTCCTTTTACCTTATTGTTTAACTTCCGTTTGCCGATTACCATTCGTTGCCGTTGACGCGCTGTGCGATGCCTTCGAACTTGAGCAAGCGGTAGTAGTTGTCAGCGCCTAGCATGTTATTAGCAAAGGCGTATCTTGTCATGATACCGATGCGCGGTGAGAAGGTGTTCGGGTCAATAGCCTGGTTTACAACGCCAGTTACGTATGGGCAGAAGATCACGCCAGCGTCATCGTTAGATGCGCCCTTGTATGCGACGAGAACTTCTTCATTATCAACACCGTGGTTGACAGCGTATGCATCGCGGTAAACCTTGATGGAACCGCCGTTCAATGTACCAACTTCCGGAGTTGCGGTAGAACCGGTTACGTCAGTTGTAATCTTGTTGAAGAACTGGGTTGCAGACTGGAGAGCAGTTGCCACAGCAGGGGATACCACTGCGATGTTACCTGGG